CCTCCTTAAGCGATCAACACGCCTTGGAACTGACTGCCCGAGCAGGTCAAATTGCCGGCCCAGCCAATCAATTTCACAATCGCGTCTTGGTTGACGGCCTGCCGCTCGCCACCGATCGGCACAAAGTTACGATCTTTGTGCGGGCGGAAGTGCAGGTACTTGGTGTTGAGGAACCACATATGGTTCGCGTTGCCAGCACCGCTGTTGTACGTTGAGGAACCGATACCACCGTCCAACACAACGTCGGACGCCATACCAGCACCGTAGTACTTGAGCGAAGCAAAGCCCGCGCCCGCCATGCCCGAACCACTCTCGGTAATACGCTGGATCGCTTGGAGCGATTGCAGGTAGAAACGATAGTAGTTGTTGTCGGCCACGATCAGGTCAGGCTTGTCGGTACCACGCACCAACTGGACAGCAAGAGCGTCCATGTAGCCTTGGATCGTCGTGGACGACACAGCGCCCGCACCACCGCCATCAGCGGCAGCCGAGAACTTCTTGCTCTGCCAGAACGTGAACACAGCGCGATTGATGCCGCCGTAGGTGCCGACAGTCGGGTCATCCGGCACAGCAGCAGCAAGACCCGTGAGGTTCTTACCCGCGTTGCCGGTGCCGTCGCCGTACAGGTCACCGCTGATGCGGTTGGCCAGCTGGGCTTCGGCAATCTGCATACGACCATCAAGAAGGTCGATGATCGCCTCCTTGCCCGAGTTCTGGATCATCTCCAGGCCCGAGATCGTCACCGCAGAAGCGTATTGCGTGATCGAGAACTGCGCCGCAGAGATAGGCGAGTTCTGACCGACGTTCAACACTTCATAACCCGAGTACGAGTTAGTGTTGTTGGTGGTTTGGTCGTTATACATGATTTCTTGCAAAATCACGTTACCGCCCGAGAACGTCTTGACGTTCCCGCGCTCCTTTAAGCGACGAAGCAACGCATTGTTGTTCGTCACGTTATCAGCAAGCTCACCGCTACGGCTCTGGATTGTGGTAGCGATGATGTCGCTGATACTAGAGTTGGCAAATGCCATTTGAATGCTCCTATATCAGTTAATTAAAGACGTTGCTCGACTTCAGCAAATGCTTCTTCGAGTAACGCACGACGGTCGCTGCTCTTGGGAGCCGTGTTTACGCCGGGTGTGGCGCTTCTGACACTCACCGCTGCTGCGCGAGCAGTTTTAACTGCTCGGTTTTGCTCCTTCGCTTGTTTTGCGGCTGCTTCGGCCTGTTGGGCCTTGGCTATTTGCTCAAACAAGTTCGGATCAAGTCTAATTGCCTTGTCATAAGCGTCGTCCAACGTCTGCGCGACCCCGCTCTGTAGGAGCTGGATCATCGTCGGTCGGACATCCTCAAAATGCTCGGCTTTTAGACTAAATTGGTTGATTTCATTGAGCAGGCTTTGATTTTCCACCATTTCCTGCTGTTGCTTCCAGCCCATAACCTCGCCACGGACTTGGTTCAATTCGTTTTGCAATTGCCACACAAGCGGATCTACCGATTGCTGCGGCATCTGACCAGGTTGCGCCTGCGCGGCATTCAGATTGATGCCATACGACTGCGCCAACTGCATGAAATACTGCAACTTGGTCTGCGGGTCGCTAGTACGCAAGCGATGATCCGCTTCCATCAACGCACCAACGGCCTTATCGGGCGATAAACCCAAGCCTTGGATCGTCGTCATGTACGGCGAAATCGCTTCCTGCATCGCATCAGCGAATTGCGCCTTGGAAAGTAACGGTTCGACGCCAGCGCGCATCTGTTCTTCGCGCTGCCAGGCGTATTCCTGCATTTTTGGGTCGGCTTTTTGCCAAACTTCGTGAAAATCCTTTTTCCACGACGCCGGCGGGCGACGCCACACCGGCGGCTCTGCCTCCTCGGCCTGTTGTTGCGGCTCCGGCTCTCGTTGTGGTTTGGTGAAACGCCCTGCGGCATCGCGCACAACGCTCTCAATCGGCTCGCCCTTCTCGGCTGCCTCGAGTCCTGCCTCTAAAAGCTCACGGCGGTCAATCGGGCTGTCGTCCCGTGCCGCTTCCATCGCCGGATTGTTCTCGTCCATTTAGCCTCTCCTGTGGGGATTGGTGAAATTTGCCTGGCTTCGCAGATCGCGCAGTATGCGATCCGCTTGTTCGTTGGTCAGTCGAGTGTTGACCATGTGCTTAATGCGCTCGAGACGGGTGTCTACCGGCTTTTCGCGTTGAATGTGCTTGCTCGGGTCGTCGTTGCCGACTTCCTCACAACCGTGCGCTTTCAAATGGCGTCGGTGTTCCGATCGGGACGTCACCATCTTGCCGTCAATCATGCTCTTATACGGCACGATGTCAGGCACGACGTAGTGATAACGCCCCTTCGCGTCTTTCTTACGTTCAACAAACTCGCCGTCAATGTAGACGTAGGTGCGTTTCATTGATCAAAACGTGCTGAATGATGATGTTGGCAGGGCTTTATTCATTTGCGCAATGATTAGGCGCGTTTGAGCGTCAAGATCTGCCTTGTATTTAGCGGCCTCTTGCTGGCTTTGCAGTTTCATAGCCTCCAACTGCGCCTCAAACTGCTGCTTTTGCTGCTCCATTGCCAGTTTGGTCTGGTTCTTGAGCTGCTCCATCTGCATCTGCTGTTGGAGTTTGGCCTGCTGTAGCGCCGACTCCATCTGCATCTTGGACGTTTCCATCTGCCCCTTCTGCTGCAACTCGGCTTGCTTGCCTTGCTGCTCGCCATCAGGCTGCTGTTGCATCGCGGCTTGCTGCAACTGTTGCAATGTGGAGTCAATCTGGCCCTCAATCGGTCGCGCGGCCTTAAATGCCTGCATACCGAAGCGCAGCAACTCCATCATCATCGGCACCATCTGCGGGCTGGCCTGGCCAACCGGCAGAGCTTGCGCGAGGAAGCCGCCGAACGCTTGCAGGAACTGCAAACGGTCTTGTTTCATCTGGTTCTCATCCAGCATCACCAGGCTATCGGCGGCAATGTCGATGCGGAAATTGCGTAGCGGCTTGTCCTTGAGCAGCTGCAACGCCTGCGGGATCAACTGCTGATCCGCTGGTGTCATCTGTTGAGCCGCGGCATAAGCCAGGATCGTCTCGGGCTGATAATGCAAGCACATGACCTGCGCCTTAAGTCGGATTACCTCGGACGCAAAGAGGGCAACATCCTCCTGCAACGCGCGCAATCGCAAGCCAGCATATTGCCCCTTTATCTGCTGGGCGGTCGCCGTTTCCGACGCGAACGAGGTGCCTCGGATGATGTCCGAGATACCTGTGATTTCGTAGATCTGGGACTTGATGTCCTCACGCGCTCGGTAGCATTGGAGGAGGGCGTTGGCGAGGGTGTCGAGCGGGAGGAGGTCAATGCTGCCTTTAAGGCCGCCCTTCTCGCTGAAAGCCATCCACTTATCAACTGGAATAAGTGCATTGTTGTCGCCCTCCGTCAGTAGGCGTTGCAGCGCAGGCTGGCTGGCGTCGTATACGCCACGCACACGCAGCGCCTTGACCAAGCCATCAATACGATCGGACAGGATGTCCAACTCCATCGCCTGGTCTTGATAGAGAACGAAGTCAGGAACCGGAACCAGGGTGTCGCTCGTAATCGTGGCATATAGCGGTTTCGGACACGGGAAGAAGCCCTCGAGGCCAAGCGGATCGTCGCGCTCGTCAATGATTTGCGGCATTCCCTTGCAGAACCAATAAACCTTCTGCTTTTCCTTGTCCCATAGCTCGCAGATCTTTGCGCGGTTGTAGGTACGCTTGGACTCGTTGTAAGCGTTGAGCGGCTCTGGCCCTTGGTCGAGCGGGATCTTGCGCGCCATCTCATCGCCAAACCGTTCTGCCAGCGCCTCGCGGGTCATGTAGACCCAGCGCCATACGCAGGTGACTTCTTCCCAGGTACGCGCCTGGGAGTGGCCAAAATCACGCCAATGGACGTAATCGGTGGGCGCACATTCGTACTCGATACGCTCGAGCGACGGCGGCGCGCCTTCACCCTGCTCAATGTTGGACGTCACGCTGACGCCATCATCCTCAATGCCGATCGGCGCAACGTGCGGCTCATAGCGCACCCAAGCTGTGCCACGGCCACCAAGGAACCGATCCTCAACGCAATAGCTCATCGTCGAGCGGAAATCGGGGTAATGCTCGATCTCAAAGTCGATCGCGCGCTCGAGCAACTGCCCGGCTACGCGACCCACCGGATCGTTGTCGCCAAAGCGGCGGCTGATGTCGGCCTTGGGGAGTTTGGCGTATACGGCAGGCTTCAGCGTCTGCACGTTTGACCAAAGGATGTTGAATTTGGCCGATTCGGTAAGCGTCTGCCCGCGGGTGTCGTCACGGTAACGCTTGATGATTTTCTTGGTGCGAGCTGACCACTTGGCAAACTCGTTGTCGTACTGACCGATCGTCTTGAGATACTTCTCGAGATCGCGGCTCATCATCTGTTCCATCAGTCGTTCCCCTTGTTCCGGCTGCTGATGGCCTTTGCCTTGGCTTTGGCTTCCGCCTTACTGCCGGCGCCCCAGGCTTTGAGTGCGAGGGCTAGGCGTGTCGGCTCACCGTTCTTAACCATTGGCCCAGGCATATTGCCCATGCGAGCCAGAAAGGAAGCGCGGCGCGGATTATCGCCTGACTTAACCGGCGGTTTGAGGGTGCCACCCGTCTCGGCTTTGTAGGAAGCGCGACCCTTGGCGTTCAGACCGCCTTTCGGGTTCTTGCCCTCTTTGCGCTGCCAGGCTGCTGTCATTTCTTGGCCGTCTTGGCTGATTGTCGGAATGCGTTTGCGGTGGGCGCGCCAGGCTCACCAGGCTTGCGGGTGCGCTCTACCGGGCGCCCTTCCCGACGTTGCCGAGCTTGCCGTTCCTGCTTGGCAAGAATGTTTGCGTACAGTCCTGCCTTGCTCATTAGACGTAATCGCTGAACAGGCCAACGACGGCCATTGAGGAGTTACCGCTGCAAGTGGCGGTGATCGCGCCCTTGGTGGCGACGTTCAGCTCAACGCTATATACGCCTGCGGTGGTCGTGGCCGGGAAGCTCACCAGGGTCGTGTTGCCGTCTTTAAGGATGGCCGACGCTTCGGTGTTCGATGCGACATTGACAACCACTCGCTGGATGTACGCGCCAACCGATCCGAAGGCGGTCGTGGACGTAGCGGCCACGGCGACGTAATTATACCGAGTGGGGGAAAGGGTACTCATATCCGCGCTCTCCTCGACGTCTGTCGATCGTGGACTGCCCACATATCGTTCAGCGTCACCGTGTTCTGTGGCCCAACCATAAGCGGTTTTTGCTCCAATGTTGGGGACTTGTCAGCGACCTCGCTCCATGATACCGCAAGCATTCGGAATGCGTCACTAGGGTGTGATGTCCAATCGTGCCGCGGTGACTGACGGAATGCCTTTTTATCTTCGTCATATTCGCGCTGGTACTGGCACAACGCCTCGATGCCGTCGCGGCATCTTTCTGCGTCAAACCACACTCGAGGCAGCGTCATGCGTACTGCCTGGATGCCGTTTTGCAAACCAATATCCGGCACGACAGCAAGTTTGCCGGCGCCGAGATAGACCGCGAGCTGTTCGATAATGCTGCGGCCCGTCTGTAGGCTCTTGGCTCTGGCGTCATGCGGCAGGTAATGCTTGGCGTATTTGTACGGCTTGCTCTCGACCGCCTCCGCGATGTCGTGGATGTCAGCCCCCGACACGGCGTAAAAGTCAATGCAGCGAATCTCACCGCGCGTGACCTGGTAGAACCATATCGCGGTGTCGTCCCGATACCCGAGATCCCAACTTGAATAGACAGGCAGCTCGGGATCATATGGCACCCGCGTGATGCGGCCCTGATCCTCTGCCTGACGCATTTCTGAACCGTAAAAAGCACCGAGGAGGGCAGCCGAGAAGCTGGTTTCATACTCCTGCTGGTATTGATCCTCGGTCAATTGCGCTTGTGCGGCGGCTAGCTCGGACGCCGGGAGAATCCCGCTGGTTGAGGCGGGCAAGCGCAGCAGGAACCACTCGCTAGGGTTTCGAGTGGCTAGTTCGTAGATGTCATAAAACTGGTTGCGTCCCTTTGGAGTACCGCCGAACACGCACCATCCGTTTTTATCACTTAAGGCGGGGCGAATGACGTTGCCCCACACGCTCGGTTTCCAATCTCCATATTCATCGGCGTACACCCCCGAGTAGCCCATTCCGCGCATCGCATCTGCGTTGTCAGCCCCGAACAAGCGGATCTGGCTACCGTTGATGAGCGTGATCGTCAGCTCTTGTTCGTTGACCGATTGGATGATTGGGTGTGCGCCATCCTTGAAATATTGCCATGCGACTGCCTTGGCCTGGGATCGGTACGGTGCGACGTAGGCGAATAGGCCATATGGCCCCCGATACATAGCAGCAGCGCGGATCATGTCATTGACCGCGGCGACGGTCTTACCTGCGCGGCGGTGTGCGACAAGGCAAGCCCAGCGTTTCGTGCGCTCATGGAACGGCATGAACGCTTGGCGTGGGCGGTAGGGCAGGATTATTCGGGCGCCATCCATCCGATCTGTACCTTAACCGGGCCGTTGTCCTGGCCGGTGATCTCTTGTCGTGCCAGTTTCGGAACGTGGTACTCAAGCAGGGTGCTGAAGCAGTCAAAGGCAGCCTGCGCGCCTTTCTCCGCAGCGATCTCGTCTAGCCATCCTTGAAGGCGGTCTGCATTCCCGTCCACGAATGCGGCTATCGCCTCTCTGGCGGCCTGTGTGGACTTATTAGGCGTACCTGCCTGCCTACCGCCTGTTTTCTTACCCTTTGCCATCTGTTTAGGTCTACTTTAGATTTAATCGTTTAGCGTGGTATACTAACGGCATGAAATCAGAAATAGAGACTCTGACACCTTACGTCAACACCGACGTTAAGATTCCCCGCAAAATGCGTGACGCTTTGACCTTGCATGAGACTTCATGTTGTGTGCGGGGCGTTAAAACGGTAAGCGAACAAACGGTTCGGCAATTCTTAACTGACCGATACGACGCTAATTTGGCTGCCATGTTTAGTCCCAAGTATCTGCTCAATAACCCAGACGTTTAAGTATGTCGGCGGTCAATATTCCTGTTCGGGGCTGCATCAATGCTCTGAAATCACGGGGGTTCGGATTGCGCGGATCGGCCATACGTCGGGCCGCTGCTAAATCAGGCAGAAGTTCGTAAGCCTGCACATCCTTTTCTAACCGACCTAATCCTTGGCCGGGCAATCCTGCCGGGTACGATGGGTGACCAGATTGAGCAATTGTCGGCGAGCCAGCAAATACCTCACCCACGTTTTGCAATCCCGTATCAGCGGCGGTGTATTGACGAGGGTCTGCGACGGCTAATCTTGCCTCTCCAATGTTTAACCCGCCTGCGTTTCTGTAATCAATGTCTAGCATTTCGCGGATCGCGTCTCGGTTCATTTGTGACGCTTTCTGATACTGCTGTATACCTTTTTCAGAACCTAACCCTGCCCAATCTGGAATGAATTGTTTAATTTTTTTATCAATTTCGCGCTTGACCGATTTAGACATTACGGCATCAGCGTAATTCAGCATAGTCTCCCCGGTCATTGCAGCAAAATCACCACCGGAGGGCGTCATTCGGTAAGGCAAAAACAATGGGTTTTGTCCCGTCACCTCTT